GTTCATTAAGCATGAGAGTGCTAAGTATCATGTAGGTTTTGGTTTTCTTGTTCCATATTTCATACAAGACCGCACTTTTTCTTTGTGCGTTCTTCTTGCGTATTTGTATTATTTGTATATATTATTTGTATCGTATGTAGAAGTTGTAGAACAAAATGTCGCTCAACAGCGACAAGCCTCCTGGCATAAAGTGCAGCATGTTGCGATTACTACTGCAAAAATTCTAGGAGCTGGCGTATTGTTACGTGTCTTATATGGTATGTCGAAAAAATACTATGAGATGCGTGCATTGCGCCGACCACTCACCGAGCAAGGTTTTATGCATCCTACTGAGGAAGAAATTGCAGCTCGTGATGAGTCAACGGTTGACCAACAGATCGCAGTCGAACACAATTGGGCCAATGTGCAAATTGCTCCACTTCCGGCTAGTGAGACTTCGAAAACTATTGCTGAAGAGGATCTTATGAATCTCTGTAAGCGAAGTACTGCAGTCATTTCTGTTGAAGGCAAGGCTGTCTCAAACATGTTTTTCATTAAATCGAATGTGGCACTGGTTCCATCTCATCTTATTAAGAAGTGGGTGGACAAGTTGTGTGTCATTACTCGTCAAGATGCGAAGCAAGTAGGAGGCAACTTTAAGTGTTTCCTTTCGGTACATCATAGTGCCGCCATCCCAGACACTGATTTAAGTGTTGTTTGGGTTCCCAATGGAGGTTCATGGAAGGACCTATCGAAATACTTGCCGTTGAAAAAATATGAAGACGATTGTGCTATACGCATGTGTACACGGGATCTTGCAGGAACTATTACTGAATACAAGACTCGTGCTGCTTTTGGCACACAACAATTGACTTCATGTGTCGCAAAAGGTTATTCTTATGAGGTAGACAGTTTTATTGGCATGTGCGGGGCTCCCGTCATTGCTCAAAAGATTGCGCCTATGATTATTGGGATACATGTGGCAGGCCGTGTGGCACAGAAATTGGGTTTTGCTTCTGCAATTACTCAATCTGACATAGAATATGCTTTGGAAGTTTTAAAAGACAAACCAAGCGTACTCTTGGCCCATAGTTCTGGAACATTGAAACCTACCATCTTTGATAGACCCATCTTAACGGAACAAGCTATTCACGCTAAAAGTCCTGTTAATAGATTGGAAATCACAGATGTGACACCCAACATGAATGTGTATGGGTCATGTGATGGTCGCG